TTGGTGAAACAGATATTACAGAGTCCAGAAAAATTGCAACAACAAGCAGAGAGCTAATACCAAGATTGCAAACAGCGCAAATATTATTACAAAATCCAGACTTTGTAACAGGTCCATTAACAGAGAAGTTTTTACCATTAAAGAAACTTTATAATGACTTAACTGGACAAGATCAAACAGAAGTAAGTGGACAAGAATTGTTCCAGGCTCTTGCTAACTATACAGTACCAAGAATGAGGCCTCCTGGATCTGGTGCAACTTCAGACTTTGAAGCTAATTTATTTTCAACAGCAACCATAGGGTTAGGTAAATCAAAAGAATCTAACGAATTGTTGGTTGCAACAATGATTCAGCAAGCAAAAAGAGATCAAAAATTATTAAAAGAAAAAGAAAAATATTTTTTGGAAAATAAAGGTAACACAGTTGGTTTTGAAGAATACCTAGAAAAAAATAATTTAGTGCCTCCTCTATATCAACAAATTAATTTACAAAGCCAAGACATTGGTGAATTTTATGACAAGGGATTGATTAGAAATGGTGAGGCTTATATTGATATGACAGATCCAAATCGCCCAAAACTAACAGTTTTTAGAATAGCGGACTTTGACTAATGGCAAACTACAAAGGAAGAAAATATACACCAAATAAATCTGTCGTAGATAGATCTAAAATAGGTGGTTTTAAAGACATTGTAAGATCTGCTTTGGGACAAGGATTGGCTTTTGGTTTTGGTGATGAGGTTGAAGCCTTTACAAGATCGTTAGCAAGTGATAAAGATTACGATGATATAGTTGAAGAAATCCGTGCAGAAATTGAATTATTTAGAAAAGAAAAACCAGCCTTGGCTTATGGCTCTGAAATAGCTGGCGGTATTTTTACTGGTGGTTTAGGAGTTGGAAGAACGGCATTAGGAACAGCAGGAAGAAGTGCTTTAACTGGCGGAGCTTATGGCGTGGGTATGGCAGAAGGTCCAGTTGAAGAAAGACTAAAATCAGGTGCTGTTAGCGCAGGTTTATCTAGTATAGCTGGTCCTGTTTTACAAAAAGTATTGCCAACAAAAACAGAACAGGCTAAAAAACTAATGGATGAAGGTGTTGAGCTTACTCCAGGTCAAGCTATGGGCGGTGCAGAAGGAAGTGTTATAGGAAAAGGTTTACAAAGATTAGAAGAAACTGCTACATCTATACCAATGCTTGGAACTGGTGAGGCTTTACAAAGATCAAAAGAGACTTTTAATATGGCTGTTTATAATAGAGCGTTAGATAAAATTGGTTATCAAATGCCTAAAAATATAAACATAGATGACGCACCAAAAATTTTTCAAAAAACCATATTAGATAGATTGAATCAAACCGTTTCTACTTTAAAGGTTAAAAACATTCCAGAGTTACAACAAAATATTAATAATGTTTTACTGGATAGCACATTAACAAAACCAGAAATCAAAGCAATAAACAACAAATTAAATAAAATGATTTTTGAAAAAAGTAAAAGAAAAACTGTTAGTGGCCAATTAGCTGGTAAAGATCTACAAAAAGCAGATTCATATTTAAACAAACAAGCCAGGAATTATTCTACAAGCACAGACGCAGCACAAAGAGAGATAGGCGATGTATATTCTGATATCTATAGTGTTTTCTCAGACCATTTAATAAAAAACAATCCGCAATCAATAGTAAAGAATTATAAAAATGCAAAAAATGCTTATGCTGATTTATTAACAATATCAAAAGCTGGCACAGTTGCAGCTGGAGATTCTGTATTTACACCAAAACAATTATTAAGACAGTCCAGGGCATTAGATCCAACATCTGCAAAAAGAAAAAGCTTTATTGGTGAAGGAAGATTGCAAGATATTGGAAGGCTTGGCGAAGATGTTATTGGTAAAGGTGTTCCAGAATCAGGAACAACAGGAAGAATGTTGACAGCCTCAGCGGCGCTCGGCGGTCTTGGTGCTGTAGATCCATTATCCGCTGCAATTGCAAGCATGACTCTTGGTAGTTATCAAAGCCCGATATCACAAAAATTATTATTAGAATCTTTAAGCGCAGGTTCACAAGCAGCACAAAGAGCTGCTCCTTTAGTAACTACTGAACTTGCAAATCCATTAATAAAATAACCGCATGTCGCGCCAATCAGAAAGAGTTGGCCGATCTGGAGAATATTTAGTAGCCTCGGTGCTTTCTAACCTTTCTGATACTGTTACTGTTATGCCACATGGTTCTAAAGCCGACATCATCTTTGAGGTTGGCCAGACTCTTTACAAGTGCCAAGTCAAAACACAAAAGCAAATAGAGAAAGCTAGAAAGAGCTGGCGGTTTGATCTTAGATGTGGATCTCATTCTAAGACTAGGTTCTATAACAGTGGTGATATAGATGTTTATGCTTTGGTTGCATTAAATTGTCAGAAGGTAATGTTTTTCTTTCCAGATGGTAGCAAGCAAGTAACTGTTCAAGACAAAGATATCCAAGCGATTGACTCGCTAAAAAATGTAGAAAACCTATTTAAAGAGCTTCAATGTCAACAGACACAGTAGGATCTTTATAATGTGTTACAGAGTTCATACCTAAAGATATTAGATACTCGGCCACATCATGTGGTTCTTTTTGTTCCATTTCACAAAAATCCCTAAACTTTCTAGCAAGATGTTTGTTTACATAGATAGGTTTTCTTCCGTTTCTTTCTTTAAGAATTGGATCGTCAAACGCATCAAAATTCATAGTTACCTCTTAATCCAGAGAAACCTCTACTGAATATTTACCTATATCGTTACCATCAGAATCTACGCCATGAACCATCTGTAGTTCTAAATCTATAAAGTGTTTAGCCTTCATTAGATCAGTTACTCTATCTTTCTTATCACCTTTAGTTCTAGTTATATATTTAAGACAACTACCTAAGTTATAAGACAGGTTGTTAGCATAGATATAGTCAATGGGTTGTATTCTGGCTGACTTATAATGTGTACCAGCTACTTGGTTGTTGGTTGCAAGCTTGTCTATTGCTTGATCCCAGTCCTTTTCATTTCCTATATTCATATGTGCGTATACAGTTTTATTCATAAAATTTCTCCACTTTTTTATTATTATACTACTTGTAAATTAGTAATATTGGTATATTATAAACAAAAATATAAATAAAAGGGAAATTTATGGAAATATCAGAAAAGAATTTTGACATATCAAATACCATAGAAGTTGACGAACTAGCAGAGAGATGGGGAGTCAGCAAGAAAACAATTGATAACAGAAGGTACAGAGGTCAAGGACCAAACTACTTTAAGATTGGTGGCAAGATTAAATACGATCTTGATGATGTGAAGAGAATGGAACAAGACTCTTACATTTCCGTCCATGGCACACGCTAAGTTAAGTCCATCAGCTGCAAAGATATGGATGGCATGTCCAGGTATGCCACAATTACTTGCAAGCATGGATGTAGAATACAAGGTAGGCATACCCGCTGCTACTGGTACATTGATTCACGAAATGGTAGAGACGCTACTGAAAGGTAGACTTAACAACCTAACTATAGAAGAGTATTACTTAGGCACTACACATCATGTAGAAGACTTTGACATAACAGTAGATCAAGAGATGATTGATTGTGCTAATACTTATGTAGAGTACATAGACAAAAGAGTGCAAGAGCTAGATATTAAAAGACCTCTGATTGAAGAGAGGGTAAACATGCCAGAGATACATACAGATCTATGGGGAACAGCAGATGCTATTCTTATTGGTAAAGACACCATAGAAATAATAGATTTAAAGACAGGTAAGTGGGCGGTTGAAGCAGACAACCCACAGATGCGTATCTATGCGTTAGGTGCATTGACTAGATACGGTGATGACTGCACAGTTCAAATGACTATCGTACAACCAAGAGGTTGGCATAGAGATGGTCCCATTAGATCATATTCCATATCAGCTATTAATTTAGTTGATTGGGCTTATGAAACTTTAAAGCCAGCAGCTGATGCTTGCTTTGAAGAAATACCCACATATAACTATAGTAAAGACGGATGCCGTTGGTGTAATGCTAAAGACGTATGTGATACTTATAAACAAAACCAAAAGGGAGACTAAAATGGTAGAAGAAAATAATGAAGTAAATACTTTTAGCTTTGAAGAGGGCGGTAAGGAATACAACCTTAACGAACTTAATGATGAGCAAGGTTTGCTTTATAACAAATTAGCAGTACTAGAAAAACAAAAGAATGAATTTGTTGGTAATGCTAATTTTGAAGTAGAGAAGCTTGACATATTAAGAGCTGAGTATTCAAGAAGGCTTAGAGAGTCACTTGAAAACGAACCTGTAATAGAGGTGGCTGAGTGAGTCTAGCTAATATAAGACAGAAAGCAAAACTAAAACCACCAATCATGGTTATCTATGGTCCTGGTGGTATTGGTAAGACAACCTTTGGCGCAACTATGAATAAACCAATCATAGTACAAGCTGAAGATGGTATCGGTAAGATAGAGTGTCCGCATTTTCCTGTGGCTAAATCTTATAACGAGTTTGTTAGTAATCTTAAAGCATTAATTGATGACGAATCTGAATTTAAAACTGTTGTAGTAGATAGTTTGGATTGGTTAGAAACATTAATGCACGAACATGTCTGTGAAAAGAACGGTTGGCCAGATATATCTGCACCAGCCTACGGAAAAGGTTACAGCGCATGTATAGAGATATGGAAGGAGTACCTAGCTTTATTAAACCAATTAAGAGATAAGGGTTTTACTATCTTACAAATTGCACACAATGAAGTTAGAAGGTATGAAGATCCATCAAGCGAACCACATGATAGACATCAAATTAAGTTGCATAGAAAAGCAGCTGACTTAGTGATAGAGCATAGCGATGCTGTATTTTTTGCTAATTACAAGATAGGTACTATCCAAGTAAAAGGCAAAGGCGGTGGTATGACTACTAAACTAAAACAAGGTGATAGAACTATCTTTACACAAGAAACACCTGGCTTCCAAGCTAAGAATAGATTTGGCTTAGATAATGAGATGCCTTTTGATTGGAAGGAGATCAGGGAGCAGATGTTGAAATGAATGAGATATTGCTATTAGAGTATAACGAGTTTGATCCTGGTGATGATCCACAATACACAGATGGTTATTGTAACTATTGTGGAGCTGAAGAGGATGACTGCGTTGAATATAAATGTTGGATTTAAAAAAGGAGAAAAAATATGGATATGTCAAAATATAACGTAAATGTATCTGATGATAACAAATCAGGAATAGAGCCTGGCAGGTATATATTAAATTATGCGGGCGAGGAGAAAAAACCTTTGGAGGGTAAAAAGAACTGGCGAGGACACAAAATGTACTTTGAAGTTGATGGAACTGGTATAACAATTAGTCATGCTTTTACTATAGGACACGATGATCCGCGTTATGTAGATTGGGGTGTGAAATCAATGTTGCTTATGTCGCAAGCCATGGGTTTTTCTAGCCCGCCAACTGATACTGAAACACAAATGATAGGCAAAAGCGTATCTGCTGAGTTGGTTAGAGGTGATAGTGGTTATTTAGAAATAAATGAACAGTTTGGTAAAACATGGCAACCAACTAAAGGTAGCCCAAAACCAAAAGTTGTCAGCGAAAAACCAATACAAGCTGGTCCATCAGAGGCTGATCTTAAAGCAATGGGATCAAGTGTAGCTGATGATGATGACGTACCATTTTGATGCAAAACGTAGGCCAACGCTGTGCGCTTATTGTAAGCGTCCAGCTGGCCCTTTTTTAAAACAAGATGGAGAACATTGGCTTGGTGCGTGCAGTATGGATCATTTAAAAAAAATTAGTGAAGGCGAAAGGCTACCTAATAAAGCACAATTAAATGATGATGGTATTGAATACTCTATAGCACAAACCAAAGATTTATATTTAGATTTAACATACAAAGAAGAAGACAAACCATTACATCAATGGGATAGGGAGAACAGAAAACGAGTTTTTACTTCTATTGTTAGAGAATATCTAAACTGGGCGAACGTGCAAGCCGAGTTAGATGACCAGAGAGCTGCAAATGGATTTAACAAAGTACCTGAAAAAGGACGTACTCTATAACGACTTAGGTTTTAATACAGGAAAGAGTACACACGATTTAATAAACGAGATGCAAGCACAAGGATTGCTTGTAGACTTCTTAGAAATTACTGGTGAGATAATCAGAGTGCCAGTACAAGCAATAAACAGTAAACCAGATACAGGTGGCCAACGTAGTGGATACTATGTGGTAAACCAGGTGGGTGAACACATGTTCTGCACTTATGGTAATTGGAAGACTGGATTTGAAGGCAAATGGTCTTCTATAGATACCAATAGCCTAAGTGTGGTTGACAAGCAAGCACTACATAAACAAATGGAAGAGGCATCGGCCAAAGCGAAAGAGCAAAGGAAACTGAGACAAGATGAAGTTGCAGTGGAGGCAAAAGAACGACTGAATATATGCCACGAGGCT